ATTCTTCGTCAGAATAATACTTCATAATTTCTTCCTCCAATAGAGTGTTCCCTTAGCACCCCAAGGGATGGAAGGATCGTAAAGTTTATAACCACAAGAAATGAGAGAATTTGCTGATGCTGGGTTTTCGTAAGTGTTTGTAATTAACCACGCCCAACCCATTTTTTTAGCGTATAGCTGACGGACTCGAATAAGTCTTTTCTGGACGCCTCGCCCACGAGCGCTGGGAATGACGCCAGCACGACATAGATAGCCAGTATCAGTCCACCTAGCAGAGCGCACAAGCCCTGAAAAACCAATTGGCTTCCCTTCTTGATAAGCAATCCACCAAGCTCCATCAGAAAGGTTGTACGGTTTATCATAGGGAAGACACTCCTTTTGAAGTTTTTTTAGAACATCAATATTTGCTTGAACAGAAGTGTCTATATGCTTGATTTTCATGCATTGCCTGACTAAATTTGCATGAATCGTAAATCAAGGTTAAGGCACAATTATGACAATACTTGAAGTGCCTGTTGTATTAAATGAACTCTTTCCTCTAGGCCAAACGTACCTCCGTTGATGCGTTTAGTTAAGCCTTCCCAGTTCTGTGCCTCTGCCAAGTCATTGCATCCATGTGTGTTCCAGAACCACCCTGCGCTCAGTGCTGCATACATGGGTGTGGCCACTTGATCGCAGTGCGTCACCATGTCTTGGCCAATAGCCTGACCAAAATGGAAGTAGTTGTCATGCCCAGTCAACTGTATACATCCACGACCGTGGAAGCGCCATCCATCTCCCGACGCCTCATCTCGGTTACCCATTCGATTGGCGTAAATCCGATTGGCAATCTTCTCGGCGTGGTGAGCGTAAAGTGGGATTTCTTCTGGCTTGAACTTATGACCAAACAAGGCGTGAAGGGTTTCGGGGCGATAGTTGAGGTTTTCTTCCAGTGTTTTGAAATGGTTGCACTCGTGTGAACACTGTCCAATAAACGCAGCTTGGCAGTTAACATCGTTGATCCCAAACGTTGCAAAAGTTGTGGTCAAAGGCTCAGACCATTCTGGTCCAATGCCCAACGCATGAAGTTTTTCAGCAGAAATCATACTTGCACCAAAATCAAAGTAAGCACCAAGACCACGGCGCACAACAGAATGAATAGAAATCTATCATTCATATTAGTGTTGAATTACACCATTGGTGATCACGACTGGAGCTGTTGTTAGTTTGCTGACTGCGCTATTTAAAGCATTCAAATCAGTGCTCAAAACACCGTTATAAGCTGAGCTCTGTGCTGTCAAAGCATTAGTAACATTTGTATTGTTAGTTGCTGCCATGCTTGTCAATGCTGTGTTAGACGCATTGCTCATGTTGGTCAATGCTGTGTTTGAGCTATTTGCAATGCTAGTCAATGCGGTTGTAGCGCTACCTGCTACGCTCACAATCCCTGAATTGGCATTAGCTGCCATAGAAGCTTGATTGTTTGAGCCAGTATTAGCAATAGAAGCAAACGTACTATTAGTGCTGAGAGCAGTCGTTGTAGCATTGTTAGACTGTGTGGTAGCCACTTTAGCGTTTTCATAAATGCCAAATCCTTGTACTGCGGTGGGCAGAATCAAAGATGCCCACTTGAAAACATCATCCCCTGCATTCTTAGGAGCTTCAATTCTTTGTTCTTGTGGCACTCCGCCCATGCCCATCTGCATGGACATCACGGCGGCCACGGAAGCGGCAGGGTCGCCCTTCTTCACCACTTCAGCCAATACTTGATAGCGAGCCTTTTCAGCCTCTGCTTTGTATCTGGCGATCGTGACTTGAGTCTCAGAATATTTCTGATAGTCGTTTGTAGCGCAACCAGCAAGAGCTAAGACTGCGAGGGGTATTGCGAGTTTAATCATCTATTTTCTCCTTGAGGGATTCTCTCACTTGGTTGTAACTGGCGACGCAGGCTTGGAGGGCTCGGATGGCTTTGTCCCCGTCTGCTGTGATGGCGATAAGATTTGCAGAAGCCTGTCCGTCAAGTTCGGCTCTAGCTGTAGATTGATCTCCTCCGGCAGTTCCGGCGGTGTTGGCGGAACATACACTATTGGAGGTGACGGGGATTGACAAGCGCACAGCCCCAGACTGCACATCAGCAGTAAGCTTGGTAATCTTAACTTGAGCTTCATTGTTAGCCTTCTTTAACGCAGATGCGGTCTGATTGACTTTTTCGTTCAGCTCTTGTTCTCTTGCTCTGGCTTGCTCGTTGGCTTTTGCAACTTTTGCAACAGCTTCTGAATAGCATTCTTGATAGCCTTGATGGTGTCCATAAAAATACGCTCCTATGATTGCAAATAAACTTGCCACTAACACATAAGGGTTAAACATCACTGACCTTTCATTGATGCTCTGGCTGCCGCCATTCTCTCACGTTCCTCGTCATGCTCCAACACGGGTGGTGTTTTTGGTGGAGGAGGTGGCGTCCAAGGCGTGTTCATTGCTGACATCACGCCTGAAGGCTGACTCATAAACGGCGCACCTAAACCCATAGGTTGCATTAACGGAGCAGAACCAAAACCCATGGGTTGCATTCCCATAGGGCCTGCGCATGGATTAGACAGTGGCATCATGGCTCGTGCTCCCATTATGGTAGCAAGAACTGAGAAAATGGATGTTGCTATGATTTTAAGTAAATCATGTGTCAGTTTGTCGTTGGGCGCCATGTCTTTCATGGGCTGTTCCACAGCCACAACACCATAGACAAAAAACACCACAATTGTTAACAAAATCATACAAAAAGTTAACATGATGGCGAACTTAGATATTGCATCCAACAAACGCACTATCCCGTTGACTTCTTCTTCTTTAAGGTTTTTTAGGCTTGTAAGCATCGGTCAACATCCAAGGACAGGTTTGTGTAACATCACATAATGGGGGCTTGCAATCTTCGTCTTCCCAATGCTCTGGGTCTTGACAATGATAGCGATACTGATTGTCGCAAGAAGACAAAAGAAGTATAGAAGTGAATAGTATTGCGTACTTCATTGGTTGTCTACTTTCTTCACGGCCTTCTCAACTCTGATTTCCATACTTCGAATATCAACATACATCCACGCAACCAAAGGCAAAAGCAACAACAAAATAACGAGAAGAAGGGCTATGACAGTGAGGAAAAGTGAGTCAGACTGATCATCATTCCCCATGTCCACGCTATCATTAGAAGAGTTGCCGTTATAACCAAGGCTCTGGTTTTGATTAAATCCGCCTTTTGCCTTCGTTGCCATTCAGCTCTCCGTTTAGCCAATAATTTTTCCCTTCGCGCCAAAGCTTGTTTTGTTGCAATATCACCTATTGTGCTATTCACTCTTGTGTATAGGTCCTTCAATTCATGAGGAACGCTATACACCATGTAGTCGCTCAATTCTGTGTTTAACTTTTCCATCTGCAAATTGGCAATAACCAATTTTATAGCAATGTCCTGTCCTTCGTCATCTCCCACAGTCAACGCTAATTCTTCTTGTTCTTTGACATAATTTTTTAACCCATTGTATGCTTGGAAAAATTTAGTCAATGCATCTGCAACTTGAGTAAAAATTAGGTTTTCGTCAAACTCTGGGGGTGGCTGTTTTCTTTTTGGCTTAACGGTTTTATTCTCTTGAGGCTGTACCTCATTTGTTTCTTCTTTACGTCCAAACACCTCTGCAAAAAAGCCAAATATGCCTGTCGCTGACTTTTTAACATTCTTGACATCTTTGGCCACGCCTTGAACTTCATTGATTGTTTCTGTGACAAGCTGTCGTCCTTCTTTGTACATTTCGCAGGAGTCTTTAATAAACTTGAGTGCCCCCGAAGCCAAAGCGACCAACGTAAACGGATCAATTTCTACACCCCAAAGAATTTCTTAAAGAATTCAGCGGCGATACCTGGCCCAAGCAATACCATTACCATGACCCCGTAAAGCAAATACTCTATCTTGGTCATCCGTCTTTCCCCTTCTTTTAGGGACTGTGCAATTTGTCTATAGCGCTCGTCACAAACCGCAACATGAACGGCTAAATCTTTTTCAGTATCGCTCAAAATGTGATGCTCCCTGAACTTGTAAACGTATAAACAATGTACCCATTCGCAGTTGTTTGGCTTGGACTTCCAGTAGTGGATGCGGCGAGTTTATAGCTTGATGGATAACGGATTATGACAATACCTGATCCACCAGAGCCACCATTTCCACCAACACCAGAAAATGGCGCACCGCCGCCTCCTCCACCTGTATTAGTACCACCACTTGTTGTTGTATATGATTGGTTAGAACTATTACCACCACCTCCTACACCTCCAACAGCAGGTGTTGATGAGCCATTAGAAGCACCAGCACCCCCACCAGCATAAGCCGTAACAGTACCAGAAATTGAAGATGCTATACCAGCTCCTCCATTGCCACCAAACCTATCGGATGGAGCTGTTCCATTTAACCCCACAGTTCCTGCGCCACCACCGCCACCTGCAGCATTTGCACTTGATGCGGCGCCAGTACCGCCAGCATTTCCTTGACCTGTGGTTCCTGATCCTCCAGACAAAGAACTTCCACTTGCACCTCCACCACCGCCTGATCCACCACTTGATCCAGCAGTTGGACTTGTGTAACCAGAACCACCACCACCACCACCTAAAGCAACAAAATTACCTGTTGATGCTCCAGAAGATGTAGCAATTAAAACAGAATTAACACCATTGACCCCATTTGTTGAATTAGTTGATGATCCTGCTCCACCAGAACCAACAGTAACCCAACATTGAGTACCTTGCGTAACAGAAGTTAATCCAGCAAGAACACCCCCAGCTCCACCTCCGCCACCTAAGTTATAGCCACCCCCACCACCTCCTGCCACCACAAGATACTCAACAACAGGCGGTGCTATACCACTCCAATTCTGTGCTTTAACAGCTTGGCTTACTTGGGATAGCGTCCAGACTCCACTGAATTGGCTCATATTAGGCTTTCGGAGTTACAACTTCCCATGTTTTTGTGGCCTCATCCCAATCGTACAATTTAGGAGGAGTTCCTGTACCTGCATCGCTAGGCATTGCTACTGGGTTAACCCATGTCCATGTGGGTGCGCCAATGGTGAATGATTCGCAAGAAACGCCGTTTCTATCTACTGGGCGAGGTGCATGGAAGACATCATTTGTCTTGTCATAAACGTATCCAATACCAGCATAGTTGGCTCTTAAAGGAGTACCACCTAGTTTGTGTTCACCAGCAATTGTGTTGTATGAGGTTTGTACCCACTCAGAAGGATTACCCCAATGACCTGTTGCTAATGTTTCAGCATCAATCACTATAACATTTGTGACGATACCGTTTTCGATCTTGGCAAAGTGAGACATTTAAAACTCCTTAAAATGTAATCGTACCAGAAGATGTAAACACATATATCTGGAATCCGTTGTTAAACAAAACCTGTGGGCCACCTGTAACTGATGCTGGGGGTGCTGTGTTAGCTGGGTAACGGATTATGACTATGCCTGACCCACCATTGCCTCCAGACATAGAAGTTCCTGCATTTCCTCCTCCGCCACCGCCACCTCCAGTATTGGCAGTCCCTGCTGTTGGATTGAATACTGCTGATCCATTAACATAACCGCCATTTCCTCCTCCAGCAACACCATATGTAGGAGCAATAAAATTAGAAGCAAAATAAGAACCTCCTCCTCCGCCTCCAGCATATTGCACAGGGCTTCCTGTGATAGAAGAAACGGTTCCAGTTCCGCCTCCACCTGCTAGTGGATATGCAGTAACTGCAACTCCAATAGAACCAGAACCACCGCCTCCTGAACCTGTATTTGAGCCACTAGTACCGCCAGCATAACCCTGCCCTGATGTTCCTGTTCCTGGGCCAACACTTACAGAAGCTCCACCACCAGAACCTCCATTTAATCCAGTTGATGTTCCGCTTGAATAATGTGCACCGCCTCCACCACCA